GCGCACCAGCGGCCAGCTGCTCTTCGCGGTCGACGTCCACGGGGCGACCTCGCCGACCTCGGCGAGCAGCGTGTAGTCGGCGCGCATCGCCCGGGTGAAGTACGCCAGCTCCCCCACGGCCGCGCTGTTGTTGGCGCTGACCGACCAGGGGCCGACCCCGCCGAACTGCGACCAGGCGGCGTCGTCGACCTTCGTGGTGTCGCCGGCCTCCCACTGGCCTTCGCCGGAGATCTGCGCCGAGGCGAGCCCGCCGACGACCTCGGTCCAGCCGCCGGAGCCGTAGTTCGTGGTCGGCTTCGTCTCCACCTCGGACGACAGTTCCAGCTTGTTGGAGTTGCCGGTCAGGTCCAGGCCGACGGCGAAGCAGCGGACGTTCGTTAGGACGCTCTTAGCCACCGTCGCTCTCCTTCCTGCTCTTGCGCCGCGGGCGCGGCGGCGGGGCGGCGGTGACTTCCTCGGCCACCTCGGAGGCGACCAGGTGAGCGGCCACGGTGGTGGGCAGGTCGTCGACGACGTCGCCCACGGCGGGCCATGGCCGGTCGTGCAGCACCGCACCGTCGGGCATGCCGGTCAGGATGCGGATCCTCATCTCAGGTACTCCCGTCTCCGATGACCTTGATGACCAGCTCTGCGCCGATGTAGGTGGAGCCCGCGTGCTCGAACCAGCGGTAGCCCTGGACGCGCTGCAGGTGGAGGTCGTCGGCCAGACCGCCCAGGGCGTTCTCGCCGGGTGCCCCGCGGGCCGTCTCGATCGCCTGCTTCAGCGACGCCGGGCCGGACCCGGACAGCAGGGCGTCGATGATGCGCTGGCTGGACCGGTCATCGGCGCGGCCGGCCAGCACACGGCAGGTGAAGATGAGTTCGTCCAGGCGACGGGCCATCGCCCGGTCGAAGTTCACCTCCACCTCGCCGACGAAGAAGCACGGGGCAGTCACGGCGTCCGGGACGTAGCCGGTGCACTTCAGCTTGCCGACGCCGGCGGGCAGGACGACGACGGCGGCCGCGGCCGCGATCGCGTCACGAACGGCGGAGATCTGCACCGGTGCCTCCTATCCGAAGCCGGGGATGATGTACGGCTCGATCAGCGCCCACACGTCCGGGTCCCGGCGGGAGAGACGGACCACGCCCCACTCCGCCGAGCCCATGACGCCCTCCGGGCTGTCGGCCCGTTTGAACAGCCTGGCCGCCTGGATCATCGCGGCCTCGGCGATGTCGTCCGGAACCGTGGGCCAGCCGAACCGGGCGGTGACCCGGACGCGGACACTGGGAAGCGCCCAGACGCGGCCCAGGCGCAGCAGGCCGGTGACCGGCCGGCCGTCGGCCAGGGCGTTGTCGGGATGCGTCTCGTAGTCGGTGACCGGCGACCACGACGTGTTGTAGCCGACCTCGACCACCATGCCGGCGGTGTCGCCGATGTCGTCGACCAGGAGCAAGTCGCCCTCGCGCTCCCGGACGATGCGGCCGTCCAGCCGGTAGGTGCGCGTCTGGGGCTGCTCGTCCAGGAAGAACCGGCGGCCGGTGGCCCGGTCGATGGCGCGTGAGGCGGCCCGCACCGCGCGATCCGCCCGCGCGTCCCGGTCGGTCTCGCTGGCCTCGATGCCCAGCTGATTCTTCAGAGCCTCGCGGGTGACGTACTCCTGGGCCATCCCGGGTCAGGCCTTCTGGCTGCCGCGCGGCTGGCGGCCCTTCGGCTCCTCGGCGCGCTGCTGCGCCTCGGCCTCCCGCTGCTCCTCGGGCGTCTGCGGCGGCGTCGACTCAGGCGTGCCGGGCGTCTGCTCCTGCGGCTCCTGGGCCTTCTGCTGCTGGCTGCCGCGCCGGGGCTTGTAGCCGCGCAGCCGCAGCTGCTCGTCGACCTGCGCCACGCGGTCCTTGAGCCCGCGCTGGACCAGGCCCTCACGCTCGCGCAGCAGGGCCGCGATCATCGTGTCGTCGGTCTGGGGGTCACTCATGGCTGTACTCCCTGGGTGAGGTGGTGGCCCGGGCGGGCCCGCCGGAGTCGGGACGGGCCCACCCGGGAAGGGGGATCAGACGCCGGTGTACGTCGGCGTGATCAGGCCCGTGCCCGCGATCTTCCGGGCGTGCGGGTAACGCTGGTGGGTGTAGGCGAAGTAGCCGTAGACGACCAGCAGGACACCGAGGCTGGCGGCCTTGGTCTGCTCGGCCCGGATGTACATCGGGGCGTCCGGGTCCTCCCACAGGTGGCACTCCTGCCGGTCAACGAGGTAGATCTCGTCCTCGTTGGTGCCGGCGCCCAGGTTCGCCGCGATGTTGTTGTCGACGACGACCGGCGTGCCGTTGGGCAGGATGCCGCGCACGCCGCGCCCGTAGGAAGTGGCGTAGTTCGCGCCGAGGGTCTGCGCGATGATGCCGGGCTGGGTGATCAGCGGCCAGGTGGAGCCCATGGCGTTCTGCATCCAGTACCAGCGCCGCGAGTGCATCACCGCGAGGTTGTCGCCCGACGCCATGTCGAGCATGGACGCCTCCACCCCGGCCAGGGCCTCGATGACCTTCGGGTACACCTCGGCCGCGGTCGGCGTGGCGTCGGTGTAGGCGACGGCGGTGGCCACGTTCGTCAGGCCGGTGGTGGCCTGGTTCAGGACCTTGTTGTCCAGGTTGGTGTTGTACCGGCGGAACAGGTCGTCCATGACGACGGCCTCGACGCCGGCGCCGCGCTCGATGGACTGCCGCGAGATGGTCTGCTGGCCGGCCGCCGTCTGGACGGGGATCGACAGGTTCGTGTCGTCCATGTCCTGCTCGGTGACGGCCGTGTTCTCCGCCGTCTGGAGGTCGACAGACGCCCCGGTCGTGACGCGGGAAATGTTGACCTGCATGCCCTGGGACGGGAGGTCGTGGTGGCGGATGGCGTCCGCGAACGGCCGGTTCGCCTGCGCCTGCGGGGCGTACATGTCGGTCAGGTACTGCGGCACCACCAGGCCCGCGAAAGCGCCCGTTCCGACCGCGCGCTGCAGCTGCTCGCCGCGCTCCACCCGCTCCTCAGCCATGTGCCGGGCGAGCCGGTCACGGGCCTCGTAGTCGCCGAGGAACGCGGCCGCCACGTCCCTCTCGAACCCGGCGCCGCGCCGGTCCTGGTCGGGCCGGTACGTGCGCTCCTCGGCGCCGACGCGGTGCACTCGGTCGTAGGCCGGGGCACGGGTCGCGGCGGGGACGGTGCGCGCCTGCAGCTGCGCCAGCTCGTCCTCGCGGGCCTGCTCCGCCTCGAGCTGCTCGAGGGCCGCCTGCCGTCGGGTGACCTCGGCATCGGCCGCGTCGCGGCGCTCGATCTGCGCGCGGGCCTGCTCCTCGGTCAGGGTCTCGTCGGAGCGCAGCGCCATCAGCGCGTCCTGCTCCTGCTGTCGTGCGGTGATCGCCGTGTCCAGCGCGGTGCGCGCCTGGGCGATCAGCTCGGCCAGAGTCATCGCTCTGCCTTTCTGCTGGTAGGTGTCAGGCGCCCCGTGTCCAGGTCAGACGGCCACCCGAGGCCATGGCGCCGGGCGGGCTCGTGCGCGTGAAGCGCAGGGCAGATCTCCCGCCGGACGGCGGGAAGCATGAGGGGTCAGCGGGCGAGCGCGATGTCCACCAGCGCGCGGGCCCGGCTGTTCGCGGGCGCGGCCGAAGGGGTTCGCATCGCCGCGCCGGTGTGGGGGTTGGCGCCGTAGCCGACGATGGCGACGTCGCCGCGGTGGATGTCGTACCGGTTGATGCGGTACTCGGTGTAGTCCGGGGACCACTGCCCCGACTCGATGCGGAAGGCGAAGGACATCTCGTCGATGAGGCCGGCCTTCAGCTTCGGCGCGATGTAGGCGACGTCGTGGTCGGCCGGGTCCAGGGCGGGCGCGTGGACGTGCAGCCCGTTGGCGTCCTCGGTGAGGAACAGGCTGCCGGTGGTGGTGCGGGCCAGGCGGCGCAGCTGGTCATGCCCGAGGACCAGGGGCACGTCGAGATTGGCGCGGGCGAGGCTGTCCGCGCCGGCGCCCTCGGCGACGATCTCGGTGTACGGGCCGAACATGTCCCACATCTCGTAGCCCCGCTCGTACACGGAGGCGTGCCCGACGAACTCCAGGGTGCTGCCGCCGTCGGTGGACTCGCGGACCTGGACGCCGGACAGGGTGGCGCGCACGGTGGCGCGGGCGGCGGTGTGCTCGGCGCAGCGGCGCTGCGACGGGCGGTCGGCGCGCTGGGCGATGTGCTGGGCCCTCTCGGCCGCGGCGGCGGCGAGCGCAGGTGTGGTCATGACGATGCTCCCGGTACGGCGGTCGTGGGCGGGGTGGGCACCGAGCGCTGGCCGAACAGCCGGTCGAACTCGGCGAGCTGGTCCTCGGTGAACGGCGGCAGGTTGTCCAGCGCCCGCGCCTCGGACGGGGCCAGCGTGCGGTTCGTGATCCGCGCGCCGATCGTGCGGGCCCGCGCCTCCGGGTCCATGCGCAGCAGCGCGTCCGTGTTCAGCTTTACGAACCTCGGCCCGGAAACGAGCTTGCGGCTGAACGCATCCTCGCGGCGCCCGACGGCCGGCCCCAGGTTCATGATGAGGAACTGCAGGTTGCGCTGGGTCATGTTGGCGTAGGTGATGCTGCTGCCGGACACGGCCGCATCGATCAGGTCGCCGGGGACACCGAAGAAACGGGCGATGTCCTGCGCCCCGTACTGGCGGGCCTCGAGGAACGAGGACTGCGAGGCGACGGCCTGGATCGGCTTGTACTCCCAGTCCATGCCGTGGACGAACAGGCCGCTGGAGTCGACGGCCGCCCGGAAGTTCTCCCGGGCAATGCGGGCGCCTTCCTTGTCCACGGTCTTCGCGTTGTTCTTCAGCTCCGCCAGAGGGACGGCCCCGCCGGCGAACCAGTCACGGGCGAACTGCTGCGCGCTGAGCGTCTCCTCGATCGTCCACGCCGCGAACGCCACAGGGGACAGACCGAGCGGGCACCCGGCGACCGTGTACTGCCGCTCGTGCCAGACCTCCCACGGCTCGTACTCCCGACCGTTGATGACGAACTTCGTGATGGTCGGGCCGTTCCCGCGGACCGACACCGACCCGAGTTCCACCAGGTCGATCCGCCCGGGCAGGCCGCGGCCGTCCGGACCGATGACACCGGTCCGCTCGGTGATGATCCCGAAGCAGTTCCCGCCCCGGTCCAGGTCGAACTCGGTGGAGTACATCCACTCCTTGATGCCGACCTCGGATCCGCCGGGCGCCACCAGGACGGGCGGCTTTGGCACTTCCACCTGAATGCCCTGCACGTACCGGTACACGTCGATCGGGAACGTGGACATCAGGTCCGCCCGCAGCCGCAGGCACGCCCACACCGCGCTGTTCCGTAGGGCCGTTTCGTTGGTGACGTGCACGCGGCTGGACCGCCGCTCCCGGGACTGCGCCAGCAGATCCTCAGGGGACGTGATCTGAGCCTCGCGGGTGAACACGCTCCTCAGCCGGGACCAGGCACCCATGCCCACCTCCCCTCACGCGAACGAGTCCGCGATGTCGTAGTCGTCGATCACGTGCGGGCCGCGGATCAGCAGCGCCCACCGGGCGAACGTCGCCGCACACAGCGGGCTGATGTCCACCAGCGAGTTGGTGCGGTCCAGCTGCCACGCATCCCCGTTGCGACGCGTGCGCGCCCCGTTCACGGCCGCCGTAAGCGGCACCTGGTCGATGTGCCGGACCGTGCCCTGGTTCATAGCGTCCGCCAGCTGGCCGCACGCCTCCGTGATGTCCCCCGACCGCATCACCGCCAGGTCCCCGCGCTGCGGCGTCGCCTTATCCTTCGGCACCTCGATGCCGGCGGCCACCAGGTCGTCGATGAGCGACCCGGCCGGCGCACCCGCCGAGGCGACGGCCACCGCGACCGGCTTCCACAGCTTGTGCAGCTTGGCCATGGCGGGCACCACCCAGTCCGTACCGGGCCGGTGGGCCACGACCTCCAGGTGCACGGTGCCGTCCGGCCTCAGCGACGCGGCAGCGATCGCCGCCCGCTTGCGGTCCTTCGACACATCCAGCGCCAGCGCCACCCTGGACGGGTCCGGCTTGCTGGCCGCGTCGACCAGCCCAGGCCACGTCGCCTTGGGCACGTTCGGATCCGACGGCGGGGTCGGCTTGCGGGTGCGGTTCAGATACGCCCGGTCGAAACCGCTCGGGTCGCTCGCCATCTTCTCCAGCTCGGACCGGATCACGTCGACCGTGACCGTGTGCCCCAGCGCGGGCAGCGTCGCCGCCCACGTCGCCGGGTCGTCACGCGGCATGTACTCCGGCGCGAACCACTCGAAGTAGGCGGACGCCGGCCGGAGAGCGTCCGGGTTCTCGGCGAGCGCAGCGAACAGCGCCTCGATCAGAGCCCGCCCCGTCTCCCGCTTCTTGTTCAGCCACACGCTCTTCGTCGTGCCGCCGGCCGACGCCCACCACAACTGCGCCATGGGCCGCGTCAGCATGGCCGGACTGAACGCTTGCTCCAGGCGGTCGTCCTCGTGCGCGAACGCCTCGTCGATGAACCCCAGATCCAGCGGCGGCCCGTGCGCGGCCCGCTCCGTGTTCGCGGTAATGCCCATGCGGCTGCGCTTGCCGGGCCAGAGGATCGCCTCGTTGCCGTTCGACTTCCGGATACGGGCGTACCGGGCCAGCGACGACCCGGAGATCTTCTCCCAGAACTCGTCTTCCCAGCGCTTGCGCGCGTCGTTGCGGGTCTGCGCGGCGTACACGATGTTCTGCCCGGGGAACGCCAGCGCCCGATGGACCTGAGCGGCCAGGCACAGCTCCGTCTTGCCCTGCTGCCGGGACACGCTGAGCCCGACCTCGCGGTGCGCGAACCGGCCCGTCGCCGGGTCGATCTCCAGCGCCACATCGCTGACGTACTTCTGCCAGGGCATCGGCGGCGCTCCGAGCCGCTCCATCACCTTCCACAGCTTCGGCCCCAGCGACGGCCGGCCCGGATGACGCGGCGTACCCCAGCGCGGCGGGCACTCCAGCCCGTACCGTTCCCGCAAGTCCTCGGCGAACTCAGTCGGGGGAGCCCAGGTCTCCGAGGTCGTCGTCATCGTCAGCGGCCCGCCCCTCCAACAGCTGGGCGAGCGTCTGCCGGAGCTCGCGGGTCAACTGGGGCAGCAAGCGGTCGTCCTGGGCGACCGGCTCACCGCACGTCTCGCACTGCGCCGTGGCCGCCGCGTCGATCCGGCTGGCCAGAGTGAACGCCAACTCGGTCAACGACGGCTCCACACCGACCAGGTCGCCGAGCTGCTCGACATCGCTCCGCACGGCGTCCTCGACGGAACCCATGGCGCCGCCCCCTTCCATGATCATCCGTTGCCATCGGCCCGGGGAGAGAAAAATGAAAGGGGGGCGCGGGGTTGCGATATGCCCGATTTCAAAAAATCCGGACCGACTTCCAAACCGAGACGATCAGATCAGCGCTCTGACCTGCGGACCCGCATGGTCAAGGGCCTGCGAACCAGTCGACCGAGGTGACCAACTGCACCACCTCGGCGAGGGGCCGGTCGCCC